TTCTCCGATTCCGCGTCAGGGGCTTTTATTTTATGGCCTCGCCAATGGCTTTGATGGCGTCGAGTATATCTGGAGATGCCTTGGACTTTACTGCCGAGCCATACAAGGCTCGTAGAGCCTCTTTGTCACCTGTAAAGGATAGTTCATTCGCAACCGCTATCCAATCGCCTGTAGGGGCATCCTGTGGCGTTTTACGGGCATGTACTTCATCGGCACTCGCGATTTTGCCGTTGTTTTTGGTTTCGGCACCGGTCGCGGCCACAATGGCGCGTCCCCAAGCGCTGGTCTCAGCGACCATGAGCTCAGAGTCTTTGGTGTAGGGCGTCTTGCCAGGTACAGGCTCCCACGCTGAACCGATGCCCGGTCTCTCATCGTCGGGGGTTCGGTAGCACGCGGCAACATACAGAACGAAGGTCTGTGAGCCGATTGTGTGAAACTCGACGCGCACTTGCTGGAGCGAGCCGGTCGGGTAATCAGTTTTGAAATCGCGAATGCGTGTAGCAACGTCGACGTAATCTTTGGCAAATGCCATTTGTTTTCTCCGATTCTTGCGTGTTTACTTTTTGTCTTGGCTCTTTACATTCTCGATGGCCGAGTTGATGTGAGAGTCAAAGTCTGCGTCAGGCACTTGACCTTTGGCAGCGTATGTAAATGCTATAGCACCCAGCAGACCTAACACAGCCATTACTGCACCGAATGTTGCAGATTCGACTGCGCTTAGTCCGATAACGCTACCGGCACCAAGCGCCAGGATGCCGACGCCGAGTGCAAACGATGCGACTCTGAGGGTTCTTTTTAGTATGCGGTTCATTTCTTTTTGCCTTTCGGGGCTACTTTTTTGGGGGCAGGGTTAGCTGCAATGTGTTTGAGGGGATCTACGAGCTTGTCGTGTGGGCACAGGTGCACGTTCTTGCTCGAGGCGATGCTCAAGTGTAGGTGTGCGCCGGTCGTGAACTTGCCTGTGTTGCCAACTTTGCCGATAGGGTCGCCAGCGTGGATGTAGTGCCCGATGCTGAGATTTGGTTGCTCGAGCAGGTGAGCATAAAGAACGTGCATGCCGTCAGCCGTCGACTGAATGATGAACCAGCCAAGCCCGTCAGACCATTCATTGGTTTTGATTGCGCCGTTAGTGATGGCCGGAATGATTGTGCCAGCCTTCGGTGACCAGTCTTGACCGCGGTGCGGTCTGCCTTCGCGATAAGGTGCCAAGTTGTTGAACTGGTCGCCACGCGTCGATGCTGGGAATGGTTCGATGTATTGCGCCATTAGATTGTCCTCGAGATTAGTGAAACGATTACGGCCACCGCAACGGCCGTCGAAATGCTGGTAATCCAAGCCGACTGCCAACGTGCCTTCTCGAGCTCGCGGATGCGATTCTCATGATCAGCGACAATCTCTAAGCGTGCTTCAATGACCGCTAGGCGGTTGTCGATGTGTGCCAGGAGTGTCGGGGTGGTCGGGCGTGGCAGTTCGGCAGACATTACTCTGCTTCTGGTGCTGGCTCAGCCTTTGGTGCTTTGGCTGGCTTTGGTGCTTCTGGTGATGGCCATGGAGCCATGTCGACGTTACTCATTGGTTTCTGCTTCCTGTTCGATGGTTCCGATTAGGGTCTGTTTGCAACCGCCACACATGGCGACCGAGTTGGCATCTTCCATCCTGTACTCGATGCCGACGTTAGGGCATTCTAGTTCGTTGCAAGTGAACAAAGTAATCATTCTTAGACTCCCTGATAAACGATAGTTGCGGTTAGTGAATCGTTGACTGCCCAGGCGGCGATTGGCACGCTCGAGCTGAGAGCAACCTGAGTTAGATACGTTCCAGCAGCGTTGCCAACTCGGAAAAATGCGTAACCAGGGGTGCCCGATAGCAAGATGCTGCCCGGGTATCGAGTCGCTGGTGATGCGTCAGTAATAGCGCAAGTTCCTGCTTGACCTGAACGGTTGCTCGAAGCGTGGTTGATTGGCAGACTGAAACTCACGTCACCAGTGATTGCGCTTGTTGCGCCGAGTGCAAAATAAAACTGCACAATTACAGTTTTGCCAAGTTGAGCGTAGGCAGCCGAAAGAGTGTATCCAGTGCCAAGGGTTACACCAGCCAAGGTCGGCGTGTAAGTGTTCCAAGTGGTGTCAAACGGTACCCAGTCCGTTCCGTTGTAAATGGTTAGGTGATCGTTGCTTGCTTGAAACGTGAGCATTCCCTCGGTAGGGGTTGGAATGGCAGTGTTTCTTGCAGTTGCGGTTGCAAACGTCATCACCGATTGGTCCATCAAGTAAGTGTTTACGTCTGACGCTGTGGCTAGAGTGCCGGCCACAAATGTTTTTCTAGGCATTATCGCCCTTTCCATAAGTCGAATGTTACATCCCAAGAGTTAACGGTAATGAAATGGTTGGCTCCGCGGATAAAGAACACGTCGTCGATTTCTACTTTACTGTTTGCCACGGTCACTCGAGCAGTGTCGAGAGGGTCGCGCAGCAGGTATTCGTTTACTTGGCCAGCGCGCAGAATAACTGGTGCGGTTACCTGGCGGACAAGTTGTGTCGGAATCGTTGCGGTGACAATGTTTGCAGCTGCATCGGCATCGGCAGCGTAATAGTGTCTGGTGTAAACGGTTCCTCGTAGATCTCCAACGATTGCGATTGAGTCATCGTTTTGTGAGTAGTCATCGACGCCACCAGCGGTGGTGTAGTTCAGCGTATTGACGTATTGGAGCGAGTCAAAGCCCATAACAATGTCGCTAAAATCTGCCCGGTTCGCGATGGCACTGGCAACGGCCTGAAATACAACGTCCGGGGACACTGTGCGATTTGCGAGCTCGTACCAGGTGTAGTAATACAAATCAGTGTCACTCAAGTTTGGCTGGTACACCAGCGCCCCAAGGTTAGTGTCGCTCAGGTTATTGACCAGAGTGCCGTAATCGACGTTCCCCGAAGTGGTGAATCCTTGAACGTCATAACCGACAAGTCCGGGCGCACCTGACTGAATAATGTTTACGCCTGTAGCTGCGTTCATTACAGTCCAAAAGTCGGTCGAATAGCAGGGGTTAGCAACTGAAATACCAGTCACCGAAACATAGTTCAGCACGTCGCGGATTGGGTGATCGCACTCAAATGTGATTGTGTTTAGCCAGTCGACTGAATAAGTAACATTGCAGTCTGCGATTCTGCCTTGCCAAAGGGTTTTCCAAACACCTGGAGCGGTGTCAGGGTTTGGGCGAACACGAATAGCGATTGGTGTTCCAGGGCGCATGAGTGAGTTCATGGCAGGGTCGTATTCGGCACCCTGCATGAAGATGCTGGCCGTCGGCGTTATTGGTCGAGCGTAGCCGCTCAAAACATCGAAGCCGTTGTTGGTTTGAATGTTCACAACGTCACCGGTGACTTGTTGCCATGACTTAGTTTCGGAACCTGAAGCCCAGTTATCTTGATCCCAGCGCGAGGATGACCAGACCATAACGTTCGGGTCGTAAGTATAGACAAGCACCTGAATGTCGGTGCTGATGTCAAAAACGTCGTTAGCCATTACCGATTGCCTGTTTCGCGCTCGTACTTCTTGATGGCTGCAATGATTTCCTGCGGAGTCATGTTGGCTTTGTTGATGTTGATGATGTAGTTGCGCTGCCCGGTGATGCCTTCAGTGATTCGAGCCGATAGACCAGTCTGGCCTGCAGCAACTGCGCCGGTCGGTTCAAAAATTGACTGTCTGTTCAGTACTTCGTTGATTCTGTTTACAAAGTCGAGGCCTTGTGCAGTGATGTCAATGAAAGCCAGTGGGTTGGTTGCTAGTTTGACTAGGTTTTGAAACTGTCTTACGGCGTACTCAAGGGAGATTCCAAGTATTTGAATGCCCTTGACAAAACCATCCAGAGCGCTGCCGTTACTCGACAAGAGCGAGAAAAAGTATCCAACTTGTGTGACTACTTCGCCCAGGGCACCATAAACGCCACTTTTGCCGTCGGTGCCAACGATTGCTTCTTTGATTACTGTGAAAACTTTGCCAGTGTCAGACTTTGGGTTGTTTACATCGTCAAAAAAGTCACTTACGGCCGGCACAACTTCTTCAGTTAAGAACGTTACAAAGTCTTCAACATAGGGCAGTAGCAAACTGCCAAACTGCTCGGTTAGGTTTTCAACGGCAACATTGAACTTAGCAAAAGGATCAGCGCCAGCCTCAGCTGCACCTTTGACTGACTTCGCGTAATCGTCGATGCTGCCTTTGGTTTTCTTCAGTTCGGGCGCTAGTTTGTAAAGGCTGGTCGTGTTGCCGTTGTTGGCTTTGATTAGAGCGTTGAGAACGGTGTCTAGGGGCTTGCCTGAAGCCACAGAACCATCCAAAGCGACTTGGAGTAACTTCTGACCCTTTTCAAGGCTTCCTGAGCCTCTGACGGCGTTGGCTAATGCCGGGCGCAACTCGTCGTCGAGGATGCCGGTCTGGTTTGACAGTGTGTCGATGAAACGTTCAGCGCCTTTTACTTGGGCTTTTGTGGCACCGGTGGTTCGCTTTAACTGGCCTGCCAGGAGCTTCTGCTGCTTGAGGTCTTCTGCAGCTGCTTTAGTGGCGTTAGTCAATCCGCTGATTAGCGCGCTTGCACCAAAAGCTAAACCAAAGCCGCCTAGTAACTTGCCAACTCCACCGCTGACCTTCTTGGTGACATCCTGGAAGCCTTTGAGGGACTTCTCAGACTTCTTTAGACCGGTCTGCAGACCTTTAGTGTTCGATACGAACTTGAAGTTGACTTGAGCCATTGTTACTTAGCCAAACTGTTCAAGACTTTTACGAATGCAGCGTATTCGACTTGAGTCAATGATCTGTATTCTGCCGGGCTCATTTTCGTTGCCACACAGAAGTCAGCCATTCGTTCGGCTTGCTCCTTTCTTATCCGTCTTTTGGGTCTTCATCACCGCTGAATAGTGCAGTGGCTTGTTCCATTGAGAACTCGCCAGCCTGTTCAAAAGTGAAGTCTGGGTTAGTGCGTTTTTTGAATACAAAGATGATGGCCTTGAAAGTGCGACCTCGTGGTGCACCTTCGTCCATGATTGCGTCGATGCTTCGACCGGTCAGGAGTTCGATTTGCTCGATCTCGTTTAGGGTCATGGTGTCAAAGTCGATTGTCATTTTTTACTCTCCGAGTCCGTATTTGTTTACTAGGTTCTGCATGTCGCGGTTGTAGTTTGTGAGGATTTCTTGATAAGTGTAGCCCAAAGCCTCACTAAAGAACGGTTGAGGCTGGATGTTGCGAATACTGCCAGGGCGAAGTCTGCTTTTAGTATTTGCGCCTACGATTGCCCAACCCCAGTGAATCGGTGCAGCGTAACCAAGACCGCGGTTGTTACCGGCTCGAGCTTCGGCTTGATTTTGAGCTCGGCCTGCTTTTAACGATGACTTTAGTCGACCGCTTAGAACGGGAACGCGAGGTAACGCAGCGCGAATGAGGGTCTGTGCTGCTTGAAAGTTAGCCTCGGCGATTTCCGTTTTATCGGCACCGACGGCCTTGAGCGACCTTTGAAGTTGCCCAAAGCCCTCGGCTTCGATAGCACCGCCCGGCACGATTGGCCGAGCCATGGCTACTAGCTGGTCTTCTTGGTGAGGCCGAAGTAGACCGGTGGGGTTGCGCTTGGAGTGTGAACCGAGTTGATCACAGTTAGTTCAGTGGTGAACTGCATGATTTCGCCCGAGACCAACGAAAGCGGTGGCAAAGTGTCGAACAACACGGTGCCTTCCCAAATTGGCGCGCTCGAGGTTGCAGTAGTGTTTCCCTGCGGTGCGAGCTTGAATGCAACCTGAGTGCCGTAGTTAGCGAAAAGCAACTGGTACAGCGAAGCGCTGTCGCCCGAAGCAATACCGTTGATGGTTAGTTTCCACTGCTGTAGAGGCTGCACTTCTGAAAAGGTCTGCTGTGCGCCAGGAGCGTCAGTTAGAGCCAGTTCAATCGAGTCAGCGTCGAAAGAGTAGTCGGTCGAGAGAATGGTGAACTTAATGTTCGAGGCTTTGATTCTGGTTGAGATTGGCATCTTCCTGAACCTTTCTTTAAATAGAGATTTGTAGGTCTACGTTGATTGTGGTCGCCAAGTAGTCGTTACCGTTCATTGCAAGCAAATAGGGCTGTGCAACACTGCCCACTCCTGCGTCTGCCGGTATGGCCGTTAGCGTTTGTTCAATTAGGTCGTCGAGATCGTCAGTTGTGGTCTCGTTTGTGGCGAAACCTGCAACGATCACTAGCTCGAGGTTTAGGTCATAAACTGACCCAACTGAACCGGGCGCAATGTATGGCGAACCTGAACGGATAACAACCACTGGTGGAGTCACACGCTCGGGGATGTAGTCATAGACATCGAGGCCTGCCGCTTGTAGCGTCAAAGCCAGTTCTGCCTTAGCTGCACCAGCCTCGCTCATACAGACCAGCCCAAGTAGGGCAGGAGTTGAGCGTAAACTGAACGTTTTGTGTCCAGAGATACTCTCATCCCCTGCCCCGAGCCGTCAGCGAACTGAGCGATGCCACTTGGAGCGGAGCGACGGTTCCAGTGTTCAGAGGCTACCTGAAGCACACAGACATCCTTGATGACGGCCGGCACAGTTGTGACTGCACCAATCATCAAGTTGACCTCAGCAAGCCCGGCGTCTAAACAACGCTGAGGGAAGTCTGAGGCGTCTTTAGTGCCTACGTAATCTTTGAACTGCTGGAGCGTCACTGCCATGATGTGTCTTAGGCGGTTACGTCGAGCTTGACGATTGCACCGAAGCGAGGGATTGCAACAGCCATGTAACCGTAGATTGAAACACTGTCGGTTAGCGTGGTGATGTCGCTGTCGGTTAGACGAACGCTGCCAGACTCCATCGACAATAGTGCAGCCGAGTTAGCCATGTAGACAACGCCCGAAGCCAACTGTGGGTCAACGATCACTGGTAGACCGAATACCGAGCCAGATAGACCAGGGATGTTAGCCGAACCGATGGTGTTGCTTCCGTCGCCGTTTAGCGATAGAACCGGGCGACCGTCTCCAGCTGCAACCTTGACGATGTTCACGTAAGCGTCTGGTGCCG